ACATATCCACCGCATCGAGCGCGCCGTCGATGGCCTCGTCGGTCATGCCGAACGCTTCCATCAGGCCGATGAGCGGCTGATAGAACATGTCCACATCGCCGCCGCCGCCGGTCATCATCTCGAAGAAGCCGCTGACAGTCTGCACAAGCAAATCAGCACCACCGCCGGCTGCAAAGAACGCATCGGTCACTTGCATGAGGGTGTTCACCGCCGGCGCAAGCACATTGGTGAACAGCTCAGTCAGCACTGGCAGTAGCTTCATGCCAATTGCAAGCTGAAGTGTCTCAACGGCGTTTGCGAGCGCCGCTTGAGCACCTTTGAAGCCTTCGGTTTGTGCGTTCGCGAGCTCCTGCGCCTTGCCCGATTCATTGACCGCCTTTGTGCGCGCCTCGAAAGCCGCCTGCCCTTCATTTAGCAGCGGGATCATCGCCTTCATGCCGTCGCTCAGGAAGATCGTGCCCAGCGCCGCGTTCTTTTGCTCCTGCGTCATGCCGAACATCTTCTCGTTGAAGATGCCGATGATCTGGTTGAACGGCTTCATGTTGCCCTGGCTGTCGTAGACGTTGACGCCCAGCGACTCCATCAGCTTGGCCGCCTGATCTGTCGGCTTCTGCAGGGCCATCATGGTGTTCTTCAAGGCTGTGCCGGCGTCGGAGCCGGTCATGCCGTTTTTGATCAACACCTGAAGGCTGGCCGCGAGTGCGTCGGCATCCTGGCCAGCAGCGAAGAATAGGCCGCCGGCTTGCTGAAAGCCGAGTGCATAGTCGCTGATCTCACCGGCGCCGGCGCCGGCGGCTGCGGCGAGCATGTCAACTATCTTTGCCGCCTCTTCGCCTTCCATGTTGAAAGCATTGAGGATGCCGGCTGTGATTTGCGCCGCGTTGCCCGCGTCGGTTTCGGCGGCTGTGGCAAGCAAGAGCGTGCCCTTCGCAGCGGCCATTGCATCCTTCAGACTCAGGCCGCTTTTGACGAGCTCGAGGATGGCGTCGCTTGCATCGGTTGCACTGGACGCCGGCAAGCTCATGTCGTTGCCGAGCTGGAAGGCCATTTCGCTGACCGCCTGCATCTCGTCATCCGTCGCGCCGGCGGTCGCCTTCAGCACGCTCAGGCTCTGCTCGAAGTCGCCGGCGGCGCTGATGGAGTCGGTCACGAAGCCGACGACGGCGCGGCCTGCTTCGGCGGCCATGTCGATTGCGGCAGATGTGATGCCAGCGAATGCGCCGGCCATCGCCGCCTGAAAGTTGCCGACGCGCGCGGTCTGGGGGCCGGCCAGCTCGCCGGTGAAACGATCCACCGCGCCCTGCGCGTTTTGCATCGCGCTTTTGAAGCCGGCTTCATTCTCGGCAACAAGCCTCAGTCCTGCTTCTTCCATGCTTATCTCTTCGCTTATCTCTTCTTCGTCTTGCGCTTCATCTCGCGCTCGCTCTCGTAATCAAGCACGGCGCTGATCTGGTGAAACGCTCGATAGGCCGCCACGATGTCCGACTGCTGATCGCCGTCGAGCTGGTCAAACTCGCCATAGAAACGGTAGCCCGCCCACTGCGCAGCGAGTCGCCACTCAAGCTGCGCCGAATACCTCACACCGCTTCTGCGAGTGGGTTTTCGGAAGATGTCGTCGCCTCGAAAGGTGACGGCGAACTGGTCGAGCCACTCGCGGATTTTGGGTCAGTCGGCACGCTCCTGTTGGACACTTCGTTGATGAGCCTCGTGAGGTCGTTGTGTGATGCGCACGCGATGTATTTCACCCAGACGGCTTCGTCCGGCTCGTTCAACTCAACGTCGTTGATGGCTTTGAGGTCTTCACGCAACTCGCGCACCTCTTCGCGCTGTTCGTCCGTCAAGCGCACAAACACGCCGCGCCGGATGACGAGCTTCGTGATCACCTCCTGCACCTTGTCGTTGCGCACGCGCAACGCCGCGAGGTAGTCTGGATGCGTCAGGTTGCGCTCGTTGCGCGTCGTGCCGTCAGGATTCTCGACCGCCTGCACCGGCGGCTCGGGTCGCGGGATGGATCGCTCCACCTCGCGCACGAGCATCACCGGCACAGGGCGGATGAAGCACGATTCACCACTCGACTCAAACGTGAACGGCGTCAGGTTGTTCGTTTTGGGCATGATCTCCTCCGTGATAGAGACAGGCTTTAAAACACGTTGCCGGCGCCAACCATCAGCGCGCCGTCGGTCGATGCGCCGAGGCCGGCGATGGCTGCGAAGTTGGCGCGGATGCCGGCGTCGTTGGGCGTCGGCGACGCGATGCGGTTGTAGCGCTGTGTCGCGGTCGTCGGAATGCCAAGGATGCGCGGGTTGGTCACGTCGCTCGTCACCCACGACACGCCGCCGTCGATGGTCGCTGCGATGCGACCGAGCGAGGATGCGGTGTAGGCGATGAAGGCGCATTCGGCGGTGGCGAAGCGGATGTCCTGAATGGCCGCCGGCGTCACGCCGAGCGCCGCTGTCACCCACGACTCGCCACCGTCGAGCGTGTAATACACGACGCCGGATGCGTTGCCCGTCCAGTAGCGGTTGCGGTCAAGCACGTGAATGGCGTTCAGCGTCGCGGCGCCTGCGTCGGTCGTGGTCACCGCAAACGAGCCGCCGCGATTGATCGACTTGACCACCTTGCCCGACGCGCCGACAGCGACGATGCAGTCCGCATTGCCGTGGATGCGCGTGAGGTCGCTGGAGATCACGATGCCCAGCGAGGTCGCGCCACTCGGCACGTCGGTGATGCGCAGAATCTCGCCGCCGTCGGTGCACAGATACGCCTCTTTCGGCCCTGCCACCCACATGTCGCGCGGCTCCTGGTTGTTCGTGAAGCCAGTCGTGACCTTTGTCCACGTGGCAGACGGCGCGCCGGTGACGGGGTTGATGGGTGAGTAGTAGTAGCCGCCCTGCGTCGCGGAGTTTGCGGTTGGCGACACAACGACCAGAAAGCCGCCCATCAGGCGGATGGCGCACGGCGTTTCAGCGTTGGCCGCCGGCGTGATGATGGACGTTGCCCAGGTCGAGCCGCCGTCGAGCGAGTAGTGCACGATGGGCTTTGCAGCCGCGCCGCCCTTCTCGACGGCATAGACCCATTGCGCGCCGTCGTTGACGGGGCCGCACTCGCCGCACTGCGTGCGGTTGCCGTAGGTGATGTCCATCACCTCCAGCGTTGCGCCTGTCGCGTTGCGCTCCGTGAAGCCGACACTTCCGGCGGGGTAGATCGCGTCGCACACCAGGCTGAGCGTCGTCTCAATCGGGTCATCGCCGTCAAAGCTCGACTCGTCCGACGTGTTGCGATCCGTCACGCGCCCGCCAGAGAAAATCTTGACGTAGCTCTCCCAACCGAGTCGCAGGTCACTCAAGTCGCGGCACTGCCCGCGCGCGAGATACACGTTGATGAGGCAGTTCGACGCGAGCAGGTGGCGCGGGATTTGCCCGATCTTCTCGCGGATGGTCAGATCGACCGAGGGCAGATCGGGCGCGCTCGTTTGCCGCCCTGCCAGCACGAACGCGTCAGTGTTGAACGGGTCGCGCACCCAGAGCGGATCGACGCCGCCGCGCACGGGCGTGTCGCTGCTGCCGACCATCACGTAGTTCGTGTCGCCGCCGTAGTAGAACACGCGGTTGTTGGGGCGCGGGCCGCCGAACTGCATGTGCGGACGGCCATGCTTTTGTGTGTTGATCTCCATTTGCATCGTCATTGCAAGTAACCTCCTGACTAACCTGACTGACATTGGCTCGCCCGCAAGGGCAAACTGATAACCGAGAAAACAAAAAGGGCGCGAGACTCTTGAAAGCCCCGCGCCCAGATATCGAGCGACAGTGTTTGTGCGATTTGTTCGCCGGCGATATTCGCCGCCTGTATTGTATGCCTTTTTGCCCGCCTCACACCACCGACCGTCACACCACAACGGCGCGATGAACGGCGATGCGCTGAATCTCCTTCCACGCGTGAATCTGTCCGCGCCGCGTGCCGAACGGGCAGTTTAGGTCTTCAAAGCTCACCTGATACCCTTCGACGCCCTCAGCGCCAGATTGCAGCGCAAGGTCAAATTGCCAGCGCGACATCTCGCGGTTGGCGTCCTTGCACGCGCATATCTTCGTGGCAAGCTCAGCCGCCGCCAGCCGCGCCACGACGACCTGCATCCACGCGCTCATCACAGGGCCACCCTCGGTGTAGCCGGCGGTGTAGTTCACCTGTGCGCGCTCCGGCGCATACGAGACCGGCCACGCCGTCGCGCCCCAGTCGCCGGTGTCACTGTCGAGCACCGCCGCCTCGCCGGCCACGATGCCGGCGTCCGAGTTTCGGACAATGTAGCGCGCCGTGGCGAGTTGATAGCTTGAAGGGTCGGACGTGTCGCAGCCTGCGCCGGGGCTTGCCTCCCACACAAACGCGCCCTGCTGCGTCGTGTCCACGGCGCGGCGGCAAACGGTGAGCGATGTGGCGTAGACACTGCCCGTCGCCTCCAGCCCCGTACGCCTTACGCCGGCATACTGCACCGGCTTGACGATGCACCATGCGCGCCCCTTGATTGTCGCCACGCCGCCGGCAATAGACACGCTCACCGGCGTGATGCGCCAGCGATCAGAGATGCCGCTGCCGTCGTAGCGATCCGCCGCGGCGAAATACACCGCGAGCTGGTCAGGGTCGGTGACGGTGGTGGCGATCGACAGCGTGAACGTGTCGCTCAAGCCGTCGCCGTCTGCGTCCGAGAGCGTCACCGCGGCGTCGCCGATGCTTAACACGGTCATCGTGCCGAGCGTCTGCACCTTGCGCTTTTTAAGGTTGAGCGAGAGCCAGCGCCCTTGCGCGTCCGCGCTCGACAGATACGTGTTGCGCGCATCGTAGAACTGCGGGAACTGCACCTCGTCATATTCGGCGCGGGGGGCCGGCGCAAAGCCGAGGTAGTCGGTGAGCTTGTCCTCGGCGTGCTGAATGGCGCGCAGAATGTCGGCGCGCCCAGCGGCGTCGGCATATTGCCATGACGACTCAAACACAAGCGTATTGCACGCGCTTGTCACCGGCGCGAGCGTCGCGTCTTGCAATTGCCAGAAGTGGAACGGATGGATGCCCATGATGCGCCGGAACTCATCCAGCGGGAGCAGTGGGGCAGAGCGGTCAATGGTCATATGTGCCTCCGTGAACCAATGCGAGCGCCGCCGCGCCCGCCGATGTGCGTGCCTGGCCGGCGGCCAATGCCACCGACCGGCGGCGTGGGATGCGTCGGCGCGGGCGGCGTAATTACCTCAATGTGCGACGACTCGGCGAGCGTGAAGGCGTCGGATGCGCTCACGTCAACGACCGCGCCGATGATCTCGATATGCGACGACTCCGAAAGCGCGAACGCATCCACGCCGGCAAGTTGCGCGAACAGTTCAGCCGCCTCGGCCAGTGCGCCGCTGTCCGTTGCCGGCAACGTCGCCTCAACCGCCGCGGCCTCTGCGAGTGTCGCGCCGTCTATCGTGCTGAGCGCCGCGCTTATTTGCGCGCTCTCGTCGAGCGTTGATGTGTCCGATGAGGTCGGGTTGGAGCCGGTGTTGACTGCGCTCGCTTCGGCAAGCGTGGCGCTGTCTGACGCGCTGACCTCCGCAACAATGGCTGCAACCTCATCCAGCGCGCCGGCGTCGGATGGGCCGGCCAGCGTGAGCGCAACCGACTCGCTGAAGGCGCCGGCATCCACAGCCCCTGCGTCTGCCGAGAGCGCTGCCGCTTCGCTCAACGACCCGTCGTCAGCCGTCGATGCGCTTGCCATGATGGTGCCAGCGTCGGACAGCGAGCCGGCGTCTGTGGCCGCCACACTCGCATTGATCGCACCGGCATCATCGAGCGCAGCCGCATCCGTCGCTGCAGGAGAAGCCTGAAGTGTGGCTGCTTCACTCAGCGCCGCACTGTCGGACGAGCTGGATGATGCGGCCAGGCTACCCGCTTCGGCGAGAGTTGCGCTGTCGGATGCGCTTTTGTCCGTCGCCCCGCTCCCCGGTGCTATGGCGATCATGATCGTCGCCCAGTGGCGCGTTGACCCCTGCGACGAGGTATAGCCGTTACCTATCCATCCCGCCGTTGCGACCACGAGTGAAGAGATGCGCCAGCCGCGTGATGAGCCATTGCCCGAACTTTCTGACGTAAACCCGCTGGGTGTCGTTGGAACGTTGGATGTGCTGTCAACGCCAACATAGGCAAGCGCGAGCGCGTCATCTACTGACGTTGTGACGCCGTAATAGCCCATCGACTCGGACAGCCCTGTGTTTTGGGTGGGAGTCGCCGCTTCCCATGTGCTGTCCTGCGATGTGATGCGAAGGGTCTGGACAGAGCCGACGACACTGGCGCTTAGTGTGTAGGTGTAGCTGCTCGATTCACTCCCGTCTGCGATCCTGTAGAAAATGGCACACAAAAAGGATCCGGTGCCGTTATTGGCACGGGTATACAACGTCCAACCCGCCGGCGGCGTGATGGTCAGGTCGCTGCCACTGTCCAGCATGAGGGACGTAAGCAACAGATGCCCCGCCGCTATCCCGCTTGGCATGGTAGCCGACGGGGAGGAGGTGGCGGATGAGTAGGAGTTGCTTGCGGTTGCCGAAACGACAGCAGTCATGTAAATAGGGTGGCCGGCTTGCGCGAGCCGGCCAGATATTTGCTAGGCCAGCGTGAGCGTGACCGTGAACGCCCATGACGCGGCGCTTGTCTTCGTGCCCAGATCCTCCACCTTGCGGTTGAGCATCCGGCCTCCCGAAGCCGCGTTGAACACGCCCCACTCCTCCCAGTCCCAGTTGGCATCGCTCGTGCCAAACGTCGATTTGAACTGGATCGACGCCGCGCCGACGATCACGCCGTCGGTGTGCGTCGGGAACGTGGCGTCCATCGCCTTGCGCAGCTTGTTCGAGCTGGCCTGCAGGTCGGTCTGCGTGGCCGCCGCCGCCGTCGTCGAGTCCCCCACGCCGATGTGCGCGTTGCCATTGTTGAAATACGTCAACGTCTGACTGGCCGTGCCCGTCCCGTTGCCGATGAGGCATTCCCACAGGCACGACGCGCCGCCATACATCAACAGATTCCCTTCGCGCTCGATGGTCTCGTAAGGCTGCACGCCGGCAGCTAGGATGTCGGCTTCCTGCGCCGTCGCTGGATCCAGCCCGGCGGCAAAAATGTCGACGGCGTGGAACTTGTTGAGCAGCCAGCGCGCCTTCCATTTCACCGCATCGTGCACGTCCATGTGCGCGCCCACCTGCGCGCCTTCGGTCAAATTGCCCTTGTCTGTTCGCATTTGTGTTGCTCCTGTCTGATGAACGCCGGCGCGCCACACGACGCGCCGGCAATGTTTCTTGAGAATCTAGTTGGGCGCAACCACACCTGCACTGGGGTAATCGCGCTGGAAGGCGTTGCGCCCGCTCGTGCTGCCGAACGAGATTTCGGGCAGGGTTGGCGAGACGTTTTGCTCAAGGCAGATCGTGGCGTAGCTCACGCCGTCGATCACGGTGCTGCCCTTGCAGGCGGGGTCGTTGGGGCCGCTCACCGGCGCGCCGGCCTGCGTCGCCCAGTAGATGCCCGTGCGCTGGTTGTCGGCGCGAGTGGTTTTGTAATAGCTGATCTCCAGCCGGCGCGTCGTGCCCTTTGAGCCTGACAAATCCCACTTGCTCACGTCGTAGTCGTTCACAGTTTCGCCCGGCTTGAGATAGGCCACCACACCGCAGAAGGTGATGCCGAACTCGATGTTCGGCTCGCGGCCAGGTGCGCCGACATACCACTGCTCGCACCCGCCGCCGCCAGCCGCAGCTGATGCGCGTGACGGTGCGAAGATGATCGGGAAGTTGTTTCGGTTGGGAGTGCCATCGAAGCCGGGGATGCGCTCGAATGCAAAGCCTGGGGCGCGATACCATCCCTGAATGGCGGAAATGTTGCCGTTGTCCGATTCGCGGAACCAACAGCGCCACGAGTGCGCCTTCGTGGCGCGCTCGAAAGGCACGCTCCCGCCGTGAATCACACAGTAGATGTCCACGTTGACGTTGCGAGGCCTGACCACCGGCGCCGTGAAGCTATAGCCCTTCATGACCATGAACTTCTGGTTGGCCTCGGCATAGCTCGTGAGGTTCGGCCCGTGCATGCTGAACGTACGCCCGCGGCTGGACTCGTAATTCTTCACCCACGTCGGCGGTGCATCGCCGCGCTCTGAGCCGTTCTGGCATCCATTTAGCTCGGTCGCCGTCCACCACTGATCGATGGGCACGCCGCACTTGTTCAGCGCAGTGTGGCTGTGATCAGGTGTTGCGGTTGGCTGTGGCGTGGCTGACGGCGCGGGGGTTGCGCTGAGTTGGACTGTTGCGACCGGCGTCTGCGTCGGCTCCGGTGTGGCCGGCGCGGGGGTTGCCGGGACAGGGGTTGTCGTCGCCACCGGCTCTTGTGCCGTCGCGCCGTAGTTGGCCTGTATGACCGTGCTGAGCAGGGTCACGTCGCGGATGTCGAGCACGCCGTCGCCGTTGATGTCGAAGCGCGGGTCGTAGCCATTCGGCACTTGCGCCCTTGCCGGCATAAGCGACAGCGCCAGAACGAGCGCAATGAAGATTCCCGCGAGTTGTCTTGTGGGTTGTTTTGTGGGTTGTTTGTTCATGTTTCTCCTTATCAATCCCCATCCAGTCCCTATCCGGCTCGCTTCATCAGCACGACACTGACCGCGCTCATGGCAAGCCCGCTTGCAATGCCCTCCGGCGTCACGCCGCGCCAGGCGACGCCGGCGAATAGTCCGATCCAGAACGACACACATGCCACGCACGCAAGGCCGCGATGCACCCACGTCTCCTGTCGGTGCACGCCGAGCCGCGCACGGATCCCGCTCAGCACATCGAACGGGCCGTCTTCCATCGTCACCATGCGGCTAATGCGCCACACGGCGAGCGAGAAGATCACGAAGGCCAGCGCATCGTTCATGGATCTGGATAGATCGCCGCCGGCTGGGGCGTGTGCGGCTCCATCGCCGGCTTCACGCGCCACGCGCCCGTGGCCTCCATGCGTGCCACGTCGCCGGCGTCCACGCGCGCCGGCTCGCACGTCTTGCAGCCGGAGTAGCGCCCGAAATAGGTGACCGGCGCTTCGTAGCGCCCGACGTATTCCATCAGCACCGCGCCGTCACTGTCGATCTCAAACGGCAACAGCGCCTTCGCGCTTGCCAGTTCTTTCGCGGCTTGCTCGCTGGCGGTCAGGTTGCCGCCGCAACATGCACTCATTGCAGTCCTCCCTTCGATGTAGTCGCCATGATGGGCGCGCAGATATGCGACGACCTCATCCCGCTTTTGCGCAGCGTGTTCGCGGCGCTGTCCTGTGTCGAGCCGGTAGGCGAGCAGCGCCTCCGGCACACACGCGCCGCACAACCCAGCGATGGTGCAGCGCACGAAGAATTCCCAATCCTCGAAGCCGCTCATCGTCTGGTCGAAGCCGCCGATCTTCATCGCATCCTCGGTCGCCATGAGCACGCTCACGCCATGCAGGCCGCGCGACTCGTAGCTTGCCCACGCATCCTGCGTCCACTCGCCGGCGATGAGCTTCTCCGGCGCTTGTCCCTTGCGGATGAACTGCCAGCCCGAATACACGTAGCCGGCGTCGCCGTGCGCATAGCGCTTGATCATCTGTTCTAGCGTCCGAGGCAGGATGTAGTCGTCGGCGTCCAGAAAGAAACACAGCGGCGCGCGCGCAAGCGCAAGGCCGGTGTTGCGCGCGGCACCCGCACCCGCTCTGGGGCCAGTGTCCGAAACTCGGACGAACGGGTGGGGCGCAAGCGGCAACTTCTCGCCCGAGTCGTTGACGACGATCACCTCGAAGTTCCAGAACGTCTGCGCAAGCAGGCTGTGCAGCGCAGTCGGCAGATGCGCGCCGTGCCCAGGCCCGACGGGGATGATCACGCTCACGAGCGGGCGCGTGTAGTCGCGCATGTCCGTGCGCTCAGCCGGCGAGACGGGCGCGGCCAGTGGCGTGTGGCCGCGATACAGGCTCGACCACGCATTGAGCGGCAAGACAGGCCGGCTGGACATGCTGTTGCCATGCCGGCGATAGACGAACAGGGGCGATTCGGTTGACTTGACCGCGCGCCAGCCGGTCGAAAGCGCGCGCGTCCAGAACTCCGCATCCTCTGCGCACGTGCGCCCTGCGTCATAGCCGCCGGCTCTGGCCCACATCTCGCGCCTGAACATCGATGCCGTCGGGATGCAGTTGTGTGGCGTGCCATCCGGCTCCTTGCCCATCGACCATGCCCACTCAAACGGCACTGGCCAGTTCGGCACAATCCACCGCTCGCCTGTGTCCTCGTTGTGAATCTGCACGCCGGTGTATGCGACGCCGGCGTCCGGATGCGCCTTCAGGCAGTCAAACAACACCTCGGCGTATTCGGGCTCTAGCATGTCGTCGCTGTCGAGCGTGATGATGAACTCGCCCGTCGCCGCGGCGATGCCGGCGTTGCGCGGGCCGCCGACGTTGCCGCTGTTCGCCGGCATCTCGATGATGCGCAGGCGCGTCACGTCGCCGAAGTGAGCGCGCACGGTGTCAACAGAGCCATCGGTCGAGCCGTCGTCCGCGACGATGATCTCGCTGACGTGCATCGTCTGCGTGAGCAGCGAGTTGATCGCGTCGCAGATGAACCGGCCGTAGTTGTAATTCGGCACGACGGCGCTGATGCGCCCGTTGCGCATCTTTGCGGCGCGCTTTGCGTATGCGTTCGCGCCGGCGAGGTCGCTGAACACGGGCAGCCGGCAATCGCGCTGCACGGCAGCGACCACGCGCGCATCGTCACTCACGACGGCCAGCGCGCCGCGCAGTTGCGTCACCATCGCCGGCAGATCATCCCACGCGGGAATGATCACGACGCCTGGCGCAAGCGAGAGTGTTTTAGCGGCTTTGGCCATCGCGCCTCCCTGCGGCCAGAAGCGCGCCGATGGCAACCATGCCCACGACGCCGATGCTGCACCCACACGCGCCGGTGATGAGGTAGCTCATCACAATCCAGAATGATTCCACGACTTCCCTCCGTTGTTGTGTTGCCAGTGGTCGAAGCCGTAAGCGCACAGCGGCACAAACACGTGCACGCCACTGGCCGCGCCTGCCTGCTTGCAGTGCTGCGCATATGTCCATTCGGTCTCACCCGTCTTCAAGCCTTCGGGCAGGTAGCCCATCGCCTCCCACCATCGCAGGTGCGTGAGGTTCGGGCGAAACGACATGATGAAATGCTCAGGGCTATCCCAGTGCACACGCCAGTAGTGATCTCGGTCAAGCGTCGCCGTGAACTTGTAAGGGTCGAAATGCTCATCGTGCACGGCTTCCATGAGCAAGTGAATGCGACCGGCGCTTGCGTCATTCATCAGCTTTGCCACATGGCGATTCAGGCCGATGGGCGCGACGAGATGGTGATCGTCGTCCATCGTGATGAAGCACTCGCAGCCGGCGCGCTGAGCCGCCTTGAGCAGCCGGTTCGTGTTTGCGCCGATGCCGCTTCTCTGTCCGCCGGCGCGACGCGCAAGCACCGTGCAGGGCAGATGCGCGAGGCGCTCCGGCGTGTCATCGTCGCCGTCGCAGCCGACGATGATGTGGACGTGACCTGAATACCGCAGATTTGACGCGATGAGTTCAACCGTGCGCGAGACGATCTCGGCACGGTTGAACGTCGGTATCAGCACTGCGACATCAGGCCACATCACCACGGAGGAAAGCCCCGACAATAAGCCGATGGTCTACGCTTTAGGCGTAGATGTTCGGGCGATAGAACGACGGCGCGGTCAGGCCGGTGTTGCCGCCGTTGTAGAAGCGGTTCGTGTCGGTCGGCCAGCCGGAGCGGTTGACCATCAGCGGTGTGTATTTCACGTTGGCGAAGCGCACCGCAAGGAACGACGCGTCCAGGATCAGGCGCGGCATTTCGACCGCCTCCATCGACACACACGGCCCGTTCTTGCGCTTCGTCCAGAAGAAGCGTCCGTTGTCGGTCACCATGAACTCATCGCCCGCGCTGAATGCCTGTCGCATCTCAGCCGAATACGGGTTGTTGAAGTCGTAGTGCTCGATGTAGAGCGTCGGCTCGCTTCCGATGACGCTGAGCGGAAGCAGGAACACCGTCGCGGAGAATTCGCCGCCGTCGCCCTCGGTCTCGGTGATCGCGTCGTCGATGATGACCTCGACCTGCTGGCCGTCGATGAGCAGGTATTCGCCGTTGCGCATCTCGTCGGTCAGCCGGCGCATCGTCTGCGCATCCAGGTTTACCGTGCCGCCGTTGGCGTTCACGACGCAGCGGTTCGTGTTGTAGGCGCATGGCCACACGTCCGCGAGTTCGGTGAACAGCATGCGCGGCATGACGAAGGCCAGCCGCGCCGGCGCAAGGCCGGTGTCCTCGGCGATCTTCTGCTGCCGGCGATACGCGTAGGTGAACGTGTGCACCATGGCGTCGCCGTTGCCGGCCACGTTCAGGTTGACATTGATTACCACACTATCAGCCGCGGGCACGAGCGCGCCGGTGATCGCATCCTGATAGCCCTTGTTGACGAGGATGTTCAAGCCGATCTCCTCGCCGTAAACGAGCGCGCCGCCGGAGGTCGTGTTGTTGGCGGGGTTGCCGTTGTAAAGCATCCGGCCGTATTTGCGCAGATAGCCGATCTTGTAGGTGAGCATCTGCTTTGCCAGTTCGGAGCGCATCGCGGCTGCGACCGTCGCCGTGCCCGGCACGGTCGGCGCGACTTTGCCCTCAGCCTCCGCGCTCAGCGGGTTGCCGACGAGCTGGAAGTCACGGAACTCGCCGCGATTCACGATGCCGCCGATGCGCGGGTCGGTCAGGTTGATCGTGTCCGTGCTGAAGCCGCGCCGCGCAAACGGATACGTGAACTGCGCCATCTTCAGATTGCCGCCGCGCGGCCACGTGTCGCACACCGCTTCGGGGTTGGAGCCTGTGCCCTCGGTGACGCCGGTGAAGACGCCCTTGAGCGGGTTGAGGTCAACCGTGCCGCGCACAGGGATGCGCGACTGCAAGCCGAGCTTCGGCAACACCATCGCGTTGATGATGCGCTGATTCATCGGGCTTGAAAGCACGCCGCCGGGGCCATGCGCGAATGTGGTGTTCGGCGTGCCGGCGTCGCCGGCCTTGAACGCAGTCGTCAAAGCCTGCGCCACGGCCAGCACTTCGGGAGAAACTTGCTGTGTCATTGTCTACATACCTCCAGAATCTTTCGATCTTTCAATCGATCTTTCAATTCGGCGCAGGCTGTGCGCCGGTGCTACCTGTTACTTGCTGTCTGTTACTTGCCCGCCGGCGCAATCACCCACGCGGCGAGCTTCGCCAGTTCGTCCTCGGCCACGGGCGGCGCGGGCGGCGCTTCTTTCAGCGTCTCCTGGGACTGCGAGGCGCGAAAGCCCTTCGCGGCTGGCGCGTCGCCTTCGAGTTCCTTCACGCGCTGATCGAGCGCGATGATGGCTTTGCCGCTTGTCTCTTTCGACGTGCTGAGTTCTTTCTGCACCGACTCAGCCGCCGCCTTCGCCTCGCGCATCTGGCCCATCAGCGGGGCGATGGCCTCCGCGATGGCGCCGGCGATGAGCTTCGCGAACTCGTCCGGCGTCATGTCGCCGACGAAGGTCGCATCGTCGGTCTCCTCGACCTCGACCTCTTCAACCATCTCACCCTCGGCCTTAACCTCTTCGGCCTTCGTCTCGGTCTCGCCTTCGGCCTTGAACGCGATGCCCGCGCCCTCGAGTTCTTTCGACTGCGCAATGACCTCGGCGGCCATCGCTTCGGCCTTCGTCATGTCGCCGCCGAAGAAGCGGTCGGCCAGGCCTTGCAACTTCTCTTTCATGCTTGCCATATCTATCTCCTGTTGAATCTCAATTCCTGTGAACGGATTTGCGGCCCGGCCTCGCGGGAGCACGCTCCGCTCGAACGTCCTGATGTTGTGGAACACGCCTCCCTCAGGCTCGCCTATTGGATGCGCGAAGCCGATGGAGAGCGCGTAGTCGTCCGGGTTGCGCATGATCGCCTCGGCGTATTCCTTCTGGATCGTGCCGCCCTCGATGCGCATCTTGTCGAACACGGCTGCAAAGTCGGTCGTGCCGATGTCAATGCCCCGCCCGGCCTTCGCGCTCGTCCAGTCCAGCGGGCGCGGGTAATCGACTTTGCCGACGTGCCACCATCGAAGCGGCCCGTATTCACCCGTCGTGTTCATGCGATCGGCGTCGGCTTCAAGCGCCTTGGTTGAGACGATCTCGCCGTCGCCGTCGCGGTAGGCGTTGGTTGTGCGGGCGAGCCAGCGGTAGGATCCGTCGGACTGCTTGAGCACCTCGAATCGCGATGAAGGTGCACTGCGGCGCTCCTTGAACGGGGTGACGTTCTCGCGCTCGCCTTCTTCGCCTTCGTCGCCTTCTTCGCCGGCCAGCTTGCGCCGCGCCGCTTCGATGCGCTTCGACAGTTCGCTGTCGCCGCCGGCCTTGTCGAGCCGCGTCTGCAGCTCCTCAAGCCGGTTGACGGCCTGCGTGCGCTGAAAGGGCGTCATGTCCTCGCCGCGCTGCTCCGCGAGCGTCTCGATCTCTTCGAGCCGGTTGCCGACTTTTTGCCGCTCTTCGGCGTTGCGTTTGGCCTCAGCGTTGGCGCGGGTGTTCTCGCGCGACTGCCGCGCGCCGGCGCGCTGGGATGCGCGCTCAGCCCGTGCAGCGGCGGCTTGCTCACGTTTGGCGGCGCGCTCTTCGCGCTTCGACTGTTGGTCTCTGGCGCGGCTCACCGCATCGGCGGCGGCGCGCTCGTCGCCTTTCGACAGGGCGCGTGTGGCAGATCGTCCCGCGCCGGTAAAGCGCAGCGTTCCGTCGCTGCCACGCTCGACGATGCCGGCCTTCTCCATGCGCGCGGCTGTGGCGTCGTCCATCTGGCCGCCCTTCGCGAACTGGGCGAGGGCTTTGGCATCGCCGGCTTGCAGGCCGACCTTCTGCGCAGTCGCGTCGCTTTGGGCTTCTGTCACCTTCGCGCCGCCGCGCCCGCTCTTGGGCGCTTTGGGCTTCTTGGTCAACGCATTGATGACATCGCGACCACTGGCCGCACTGCCGTCAGCGCGGGTGAACTTGCCGTCGCCGCCGCGCGCGAGGTTGCCGGAGATGACCTCGCCGGCGCGCGCGTCATACTTCGGCGCTTTGAGCGACAAGGCTTTGAGCGTCGCAAGCCTTGCTTGCCGGCGCTGGAGGTTGACATGCAGATACGGCATCGAAATGGGAAAACAAAAACGCGGCTGATTGCTCAGCCGCGTTCAAATCACGAACGACAGTTCTTGTTCTTTGCAGAATTCTAACCCACTTTTTAAGCTTTACTTGAGCAGGGCCTTGAAGGCTCTGCGCATCTCCTTGCCGATCTCCTTCTGCATCTTCTCCCCGACCTTCTTGGAGAACTCGCGTGCCTCGGTGCCCGGGTGCTGCACGCCCTTCGATGCGACCCACTTGCGGCCAGGCGCGCCGCGCGACGCCTTGAGCGAGCCGGGTCGCGACTTCGGCTTGAAGCCGCCGGCCTTGAAGCGCAGCACGCCGCCAGCACGCTTCGGCTTGATCGTGTGCGCTCTCGTGCCCCGATCGACATAGGCGAAGATTTTGGAGCGCGTGCTGACCGTGCGCCCGCTGTTCGTTTTGCGGATGTGAAACGATGGCCGGTTCTTCCACGTCGAGGTGACACCCAGAAACGCATCCATGGCGTCATAGGCGGCGTTGTCCATCACCTGCTCGATGACGCGCTCAATCTCGCGCGACGAGGGCAGTTTCTTTTTGGGCAGGATGGGCGTGAGTTTCATCGCGTGAGTTTCATTTGCCTGTTACTTGCGCTTGCGCTTCGGCGTCTTCGGCGTCTTCGGCGCTTGAATCTGCGACTGCCGCGTGCGCTTGATCGCGCCTGGAATATCCGACACTTCGATGCTGTTCACTGTCACGCTCGCCAGCTCGCGCTCCGCCTCGCGCATGGTCGGCTCGATGGCTTTGAGCGACTTCGACAGCCAGTCGTTTGCCAGCGCGCCCTTGACCTTGCGCGCAAACACCGTCTGGCCGCCGACTGTGAAGCGCAAGGCTTTCGCTCGCTTCGGCGCAAAGCCTCGCCGGCCATACAGCACGGCGCGAATGGCAACCTCTGGCCGCTCCTTGTTGCCGGCGATGAGCTTGAGTGTGACGGTCGGCGAGTTGCGTCCTGTTAGCTCATAGCTGATCGACTCCTTTAGTTCGCCGGTCTCCGAAGGCGCGAGTCCGCGCGCGGCTTCCTTCCACGCCTCCCCGACGCCTTCAAGCAGCGTCGTGGCGCGCTTCCAGTAAGCGATGGCATCCTTGCGCGTGGCCGGCTCATTCGTCGGCGATGGGATGATGCGCGCAAGCAAGGTCGAGCCGCGGGCGGCTTTGAGCGCAGCCGCCGGCGCGCTTGCCCCCGTTTGACGGGGGTCAGCTTTTGGGAGCGCAACTCCGTTCTTCAACTTCCACTCTGCGAACGGTTTATCTGCAAACACGAGCGACAGTCGGTCGATGCGCAGCGCATCAAATGGCGGCGGCACTGTCGGGGTGGGGGCATCCTTCGGGATATAGGCAAGCGTCATGTGCGCAAGGAACGGATGCTCGCTCTCATCGCCGATCTCGCGCCGCACGTTGGCCGCGAGCGCGTTCAGGCGGCTGCTGCTGAGCAACACGACAACCGCATCGCCGTCTGACTCACTGCCATTGAAGCGCGCAATGCCGTTGAAGCGCACCGCCTCCGGCACCTCGCGCAGCATGTCCTCAGCCTTGGTGGCCATCTCGCGCCGGCGCGCTTCATCGATGCTCGCAGCTTCACCCAGAAATGCGAGTGTGATGTGCATCTCACTGGGTTGTGTCACCTTCGCATCGGGCGGCCAGCTCACGGCATCAAGGCCGGCGGAAATGGCCAGCGCCTGAGACTGCGGCGGATACAGCGCGACCATCGCGCCGGTGTGCCCTTCTTTGGCTGCAATGCCTCCGTAGGCCACGACCTCATACAGCAGCGCGCGCAGTTCGGCCAACTTCACCGCCGGCTGCACATTCATCGGCGCAGGCGTGCCCTGCGTCGATTGCACTTCAGGCGTCGCCTCCGGCAACTGCCCACTGTCGGCCTTGTCTTCGTCGGTCAGCGTCTCCTCGTCGGTCTTGTCCACAGGGATGAACGACTGCGGAATGTCGCCGGCGTCCACGGCCAGTTGCCGCGCCTCCTCGGTCGTGATCTCGCCCGATTGAATCTGCGCAGCGCGGGTCTGCGCACGCGTCTGAGCGATGCCGGCTTTCGCCTGCTGATCCTTCAGGTCGCGCTCGCTCCATGCAAACGTCACGCCGCCTGGCAACGGGTGCCACGTCTCCGTGTCGTTCATGAACGCGGCAATTTTTTGACGCAGTGCAATCAAGCCCTTTGAATCCTGCTTGTCGTCAAGCACTTGCGCCTGACTGCCCGCGCCGAGCTGCCGGTTGCCGATCAGCCGCGGGTTTAGGTCGGATGGGTCGATGCCCAGCGCGGCGGCGAACTTGATGTCGCGCAGCTCCTCGTGTTTCTCCTGGTTGAAGCCGTCAGGGAGCGATGCAAGCGGCACGGTGACGAGGTTCAGCGGCACATTGTTCGGGTTGCCCTTGATCGCCGCGCCCATGAACGACAGAAGCCCTTTGCGCGACGCGTCCTCTTGCGCCGTCTTCAGCGTGTCTTCGATGGCCTGATCGGCCATGCCGGTCATGAAGTAGAGCGCGAGGGGCCGGCGGCCGGTCGCCTTCTCCTTGAAGTAGGCGCTCACAGCCATGTCCTCATAGATCGCGTCCCACGCGCGCGACGTTGCGCTGAGGCCGACGCCGAAATAGTCTTCGTCGGGCATGTCGCTGAAGCCGGCGACCTGATGTGCCCGCAGCTCGTGATACCTGCCGAGCCGGTCAACGTAGATCACCGGTCGCTCAGGATCGCCGGTGCGGATGCAGCGAATGCTCGACAGAGGCACGATGCCCAGCACGCGCGAGCCGTACGCCTTTGTGGCGCGCACGATCTCCCAGAAGCCGCCGTTGTCAGTCGTCACGTAATCCATCGCAAGGCGCTGCACGGCGTCGATCCACGACGAGCCGAGCATCTCGCGGGCGCGCCGGACGCGCAAGCCCACGTCGCCGTCGAGTTCGTAGCCCGACACGCCCACGCGCGTCACGGCAATATTCACCGCGCTCGCCCACTGTGCGCCGCGACGGTAGGCGTCACGCAGGGCGATGTCGCGCTCACGGCTCCAGTATGCGGGCGGCTCGTAGGGCATGGACACGAGGCCGGCGCCCGCGCCGAATGCCAGCGGCGCAATCCAGTAGTGCGACATGCCGGATTCGGCTTCATCGCGGGTGACGCTTCGCTTCAGGACATCAGGTTGTATTTGCGCCATGTGTTAGATACAAAAAACGCGGCTGATTGCTCAGCCGCGTTCAAATGTGCGAACGACAGTTGTTTGTGCGATTGTATCGCCAATCACCACACGCGCGTCCAGTCTCGCTGCCAGGCGCGCTACAGGCTCAGGTCAAGGCATCGCTTGGCGGCCATGCTGATGCAGACGGCCACGTCGATCTTCATGCTTTGCTCGCGCTTCACGATGCGCAACTTGTGCGCATCGGCGTCTACCTTCGCGTCGGCGTTCTCGATGTGCCGGCGTGCAGTTGCGTCGCCGTCGTGCGAGATGCGCCGCTCAATGATAAGTTGCTTCAACTGGTTGTCAGACTCAAGCCGCTCTGCGCCCTGATTGAACTCGGCCACGTAGACGCGGCCAGCGTCCCTGATTTCGCCGAACATCTGGTGCAACTGGTAGGGGTCGCCGCACAGTTGCACCACGTTGAAGCGGTCGATGAGCATCTGCACATAGCCACGCGGCGTTTCTGGGTCGCCCTTGTCGCCGAACCGAATCACGCCGTCCACGGGTCGCCATTCTCGCGTCATGCGCAGCGCCACGTCGCCCTTTCGTTGCGGGTGCCGGCTCACCACCGCAAGTCCGAATGAGTCGTTCGTCGTGGCCGCATCGAGCGCAACGACCACCGGCTCACGGCCACCTAGCGGCGGCAGGTCTTCGCGGCACATGTCCCACCATGCAATCGCCGGCAAGAAGGGCGTTTCTGCAAGCGCCTGAAAGGCCTCCTCTGGCGTCGCGGGGTATTCCTGCGTGTGATGCTGCATCGTCGGCGCGTCGGCGGCCACACGGCCATACCACGCCTCGTCCCGGCCGGGCCTTGCGTGCCATGGGATGAAGATCGCCTTCAGGTTGTTCGCGCCCTCGGTTGCCTTTGTCCAAAGCCGGTGATACAGGTTGTCTTTGCCCTTCGCGGTGCTCAGGATCACCACGCGCCCGCCGTCGTCAATCGTCGGCTTTGCCGAGGTGTAGATCGCATCGGCTTTCGGGTTCTTTGCCAACTCATCCAGAATCAACAGGGAGCCGGTGAACGATGAGCCGGCATCGCTGGAGGACGCAAACGCCTTGACGCGAGAGCCGTTCGACCATGCGACCTCGCCCACGTTGTCAATGACGAGCGCCGCCGGCTTTGCCTCCAGCCGCGTGAACATGCCGCGTGCGCGCCGGATCGTCTCATTGGCCGCCTCTTGATCCTTCGAGATGATGATGACCGTCTTGTTGGCGTGGAAGAGGCACAGGTGCAGGGCATACGCCAGCACGAGCCAGGTGATGCCGAGCTGGCGCGCCTTGAGAATGATGATCTGCCGCTCATGCTGGAGCGACTGCAACACGTCGCGCTGGGCCGGCCACAGGCCGAACGGGATGATCGACGGCTCGCGCTGAGGGTCTTCGATGGTGACGGATGTGTCGATCCAGTCGGCAATGTCAGGCGGGGTCAGGGGCGCTTGCGCCGTCTGGGGTTGCGCTGTCTGGGGTTGCGCCGGCGCGAGCGTCGCCGCCAGTTGCGCCTGCGCTTTCGGCGGGAGCAACGTCGGGCGCGCCTTCGCCAGACGATAGGAGGGCGGCAAGTTTTTCGATGAAGCCGCCGTCGAGTTTCGCGCCATCTGTTTCACTCTGAATGAACCTCAGCCAGTCGAGCAGGTCGCGCCCCGTGCGCTCTTCCATGCGCCGCACAACCCGCTGCGCAAGCCTCAGCCGCTCTGCCCTGTTTGCCAGGTCAACCATCACGCTCAGCCGGTCAACCTCTGCCATGAACTCAGTGTCGGCGCGCCAGCGTTCGATCGTGCGCTCGGCCACACCGACGGCCTCGGCGGTCTCCTTGTTCGTGCAGCCCTTCGCAAGCATCACCGCCGCGTCGCTGCGTCTGGGCGTCCAGTCAAAATCCGACATCTTTCCGACATTCCTTAAATCGTATACCCGTATACAAACGCATTACAATATTGTTGCGTCCTGCCCGCCGGCCAAGAGGACGCAGAGCGCCTCGAAGTGAACGTTGGGCGGCGTCGTGGATGGTGCGAGGGCGGTTGCTTTACGCTACCCGCCGCGCCGTGAGAGCATCCGCGAACGACCTGCCGCGCTGCGCACTTCCGAGGCGCTTCTTGAGGCGCTTCTTTGCGCCCCTTTGCGCCGCCTTCACGTCATGCGCGCGACCTCATGCGCTCACCCGCTCCGGCAGTGTGCGCGAGCAGTGGTGTTGATACACCGCGCTCGACACCTGACGCCCTGCGATGGTCACTTCGTAGCGGCCATTTAGCCGGCCATTCTGCGCCGTCGCCGCCATCATCATGACAAGTTGCTCCACCGCCTCGCGCCGGCACGGGCTTTCGAGAATGGCGTCGATCAGCTCGCGGTCAGAAAGTTTAGCCATGTGCAAGCAAGGTGGGCGCCGGCTGAAAGTCGCGCTCAAACGTGTCGCGCTTCTCCACGCCGATGTCGCCACAGGCGCGCTTGACGATGTAGTCACCGATGCGCGCAATCTCGGGGCCGCGCGCGGTGGCGAGGATCAGGCAGTCGCCCTTGACGTGGCCGATGATGTTGTGGATGCCCACGAGCGCAGCGCATTGGCCGGTGCTCGTGGGCGTGAACTGAATTGCGTTGACGACCGTGGGTTTTGCTTCGTATTTCACCGTGTCCCTCTGTTCACTTGTGCACCGCCTGTGTATAGCGATAGTCGCACGCGAGAGGCCGATCATCTTTCCCGGCTGATTCCACTGCCGGATATCGACTCGTGAAAGCCGGCGTGTTGTAGCCGGTGTTCGCATCGGTCGTGCCTGACTCGCCCGCCACAAGCGCGAGCGACGCCCCAAACAGCACAATGGCCAGCGCCAGTTGCGCAAGATGTTGCACGGCATGTCTCACGGCTGGCCTCATGGCATGTCTCATGGCCGTTCTGCCCTCGCTGCGCGGACGAGCGCCTCCAACCGACCGCGCCGGTCGGCGGCCAGCACCAGCTCGCGGGCGCGCTCCTCGATGGTGTCGCCGCGCACGGAGTCGGGTCGAATGTCTATAGCCAGCATGAGGGTGTCCAGTTCGTCAATCGAGAATTGCGCGGCCAGGTCGCTCACCGTGTTGTAGATCGTCTCGGCTTGCGCTCGCGGCACCGGCTCGATCCTCGCCCGCCAAAGCTGCTCTGCGAGCAGCGCGTTGTGCACGTCCTTGATCTCGATCTCGCGCCGCTGCTCCTGCGTCAGCATGCGCCATGACGCGCTGAGGGCTTGCGCATCGGATGCGGTCGAGGAATTCCCATTCCGCCGAAAGATCGACAAGAGACTGATGACGATCATCAGCCCGGTCAGCACGAGTCCGAGCAAGTCGCTGAGGCTGAGGCTTGCGCCGTTCATTGCGTTGCCCTTTGCTCTGCCCCTTGCCCTGTCCGTCGCCCCGCCCCTTGCGCCCGCTCAGCATCACCACGGTCAGAAACATCAGCATCGCAAACGAGCCGTGAATGTCGAGCGTGACGCTCCAGATGCGCGCCATTGCCGTGTCGATGGCGCCGAGATGGCCTGCGATGAGGATGTAGGCGGCAAACGCCGACTGGTTGATGAGATAGATCATCAGCCATGCGACTTGCCACCATTCGATCCTCCGCCGCACTGCAAGCACGATCACAACGACAATCACGCATAGCCCCAGCGCGACGCGCAGAACCCTGAGCATCGTGAGCGCGTCCACGTCGTTTACCCCTTGCGAGGGCTGATGGCATACGTCGCCTGATTCGCCACAAGCGCCGCCAGAAACGCCGATGCAAGGCCCAGCGCGCCGGTCTTGTCACAGGTGGCGACGGTCAGCACGCCTGCGCATGACAGCGCGTAGATCAGGGCACTGAGCGCAAGGAGGACGCCGGCCATGACGAGGCGCTTGGTCGTTGGGCTTTGGGCGTCGAAGCGGTCACTGAGGCCGGGGAGATACGAGAAGGCCAGCGACAAGGCGACGCCGGCGAGTGCTGAAAGTTCGGTCGCGTTCATGTTCACCTCACAGTCGAGTCACAGTCAAGAGAAAAACAAAAGCGCGGCCACGACTTGAGATCGTGGCCGCGCTGGTAATCCGGCGCGTGCCGGTATTAAGTTGATTTGATTCTAGCGCAATTACAGAACGGCGGGGTCAATCGGCACGGAGTCGGTCTGCACCACGCCGTGCAGCTTGCCGTCGCGCGGCTTGCGCACGCCGATCATCCACTCGCTCCTCGGCTCGATCAACCCGCCCTGCAGAGCGCGCTGAAAGTAACGCTGGAAGACGAGCATGGCCTGGTATTCCGTTTCGCTGGAGCATTGGATGAATCGAGGGTTGTTCATGCGCTATTCAGTTAGTCGCACATCCTGCCGGCGTTCGCACCTACATGCCGCTTAGGATTCACTCTGACAAACGTCCGAATTTCGGACATGTGCAAGACGACGGTGATGAGCCGTCGTCCTGCGTCTCACCACCGCCGCTGCCGGTCGTGCACCGGCAGTCCAGCCTTGCGCGCCGCCTCGAATATCTCCCTGTCGCTCATTCTGAGCACGCCGGCGAGGAACCTGACGACGCGCACAACGGCGACGATCAGAACGACAAGCAGCGCGATGAGCGCGACGATGCCTATAGCAATCAACAATGTGTTCATGGTTGCATTCCCAGTGCTCGCAGCACGTCGTCCACGCTGCGGGCTTTGCAATAGATCAAGGTGCGAGGATCCGTGTGCGGCTCGATCTCCGCGGCGAAGCGCGCCTGGCCGTCGCGAAGGTCGTTGCCGCCGTGTTTCGTTTCGATCATGAGCGTGCGCCCCGCCTTCCACGCGAAGATGTCGGGCAGGTCACGCAACCCGCCCTCGACCTTGCGGCGTTGCGACAGGTCGCGCGCAACCCAGCCCATCTGCCGCAGCGCGTCGCAGATGCGCCCGCGCAGTTCGGCTTCGTTCTTCGGCTCCAGCGCCTTCAGCACGGCGGCGCGCGCTCGCGCCTCACGCGCGGCTTGTGCGCCGAGGCGTTGATAGTGACGGTTGAAGCCGCGCGTCATAGTTCCACCTTCACTTTCTCTGTGTCGGCCATGCGATGCGCCGGCTTGTTGAAATACAAGCGAACGTCGCCGATGCCGTTGTCACGGTTTTTGATGACCGACGCCGTAACGATGTTCGGTTGCAGTGTCGGGTCTTCCTGCCACAAGCCGATGACCACGTTGCTATCCGCCTCGATGCCGCCCGACTCGCGAAGGCTTGCCAGTGTCGGTCGCACGCCTTCGGCCTGACGGTTGAGTTGCGAGCCGATAAGCACCGGCACTTCCAGCCGCATCGCCATGCGCTTGAGCAGCCGCGTGGCCTTGCTCAGTTCGGCGTCGCGGGTGCCTGCGTCGCCCTTCGTGTCGCCGTCGATCTGCGCAATTTGCAGGTAGTCGAGCACAACCATGTCGCACTTGCCGCGCCGGCGTTCGACTTCGCATTCCGCGACGATCTGGCCGATGCTGTCCGTTGTGCGGATGCTCAGCGGCAAGTCGCTCAGCGTGCCCAGTGCGTTGCGCAGTTTGGTTTTGTTCTCTGCGCTCAGCGTGTGCTCCCTGCCGGTTGAGTAGCCGACAAGCGAGTGATTCTTTGCAAGCCGGATCATCGTTTCTTTCGCGCTCATCTCCAGTGTGAAGTGCATGACGTGCAGGCCGGCAAGCGCCGCGCGAAGGGATGACTGCGCAAGGAGCACAGACTTGCCGCTGCCCGGGCGGCCAGCGATAGTGATGAGTTGCGTCGGCTGCCAGCCGGCAGTCAGCCCATCCAGATCGCTCACACCGCATGAGTAGCCGAGCAGCTTGCCGGCGCGCTCCACGCGATCGTCGAAGGCCATGAGCGCCGCCATCGCAACGTCTTGCATCGTTTCTGCCTGTCGCCCAACGATGCGCGCCGACTCGCTGAAGCGCTGCATGGCCGTGCCGTAGATGCTTGCCAACGGCGAAGCCGTGTCATACACCGACTTCGCAATCAAGCCGCATGCGTCGATCAGGCGCCGGCGCTCAGCGCGATCTGCGACAGTGTTTGCATACTGCGCCGCGCGCGTCGGGTAATGCGACATGGGCGTGTCCGTCACCAGCTCATCGATGAAGCCCTCCCCCACCTCGGCCAGTTTGCCCATCGCACGCAAGCGTTCGCTCACGGTCAGTTCATCCGCCTCACCCTCGCACGCGGCGATGGCTTCAAACACCCACTGATGCCGATGGTCGTAGAAGTCCTCCGTGCGCAGCATCGAGCACGCTTGGCGCGCCGCCGGCGGGCTGATGAGCATCGCGCCCAGCAGCGCGCGCTCAATGTCGATCTCGCTCAGCACGAGCGCCGGATTCAGGATGTTGTTTTTGTTGGTCTGTGTCATCGCGTCCTCGCTAGTTGTAGACAGGCTGATACTGTTCGACCGTCTGCGCCGGTTTCACCACGTCCGAACTCGCCGGCGGTCGCAGGGTCAGTCGGTCGTAGGTCTCGCGAATGCCGCGCCAGTTGCGCGCGCTCCATGGCCGGCCTGTCAGTTGCCCCATCACACCCTTGCGCCAGTAGGCCAGCGTCTCGCACCACTTTGCGAAGTCCTTGTAGTTCGTCAGCGTCTTCGCCTCGTTACGCTCCAGCTTGATGAACGGGAACGCGCGGCGATATGCCTTGACGTTCGGGTGCCGGCTGGACGGGTCAGGGTCGTAGCCCTTCCACTGCCCTGCTTTAAAGGGCTTGCGCTTTTTGGGCGGCGCTTTCATGTTGCGCAGATGCGCCGGCACTTCGTCGTCTCTGTAGGTAATCGTCTTTGCAGCAGAGAGAGAGCCTGAGCGTTTCGGCTTGTGTTGCGTTTCATTCTTGGTTTCGCCGTCCTCTCTCTTAATTGACGGATCGTACGGATTGGGTGCAGATTTCGCACCACTTTCTGTCGTTTTCTGCACCGGTGCGAAATCTGCACCGGTGCCGTTTCCGCACCACTTCGCCTCCAGATTGATGCGATAAACGTTGACAAGGCCGCCCCGCACCGGCTTCGTTCCATCAACCAAGAGCCATCCTTCGGCGCGCATCTCGGCAAGGTGCGATTGAAGTGTGCGCTCGCCCATGCTGCATTTCTTCGCCAGTGTTGGGATGCTCGGCCAAATGCCGCCGCCGTTGTCATCGGCGTAGTCGGCCATCGCCAGCATGATCAACTTGCGGCTTCCCTCCATGTCCGATTCCCACACGCGGCTCATGATCTTGATGCTCATGGCCGTGCCCCCTTGAGGTAGGCTTTCTCAGCCTGGCGCAACTTCTGCACGTCACGCTTCACGTTCTGGCCGGCCATCGCTCGAAGCGTGACGGCTTGCCATGCGCTTGCCAGATGCGCCGGCGGCTCAGGCGGGAGGGCGCGCCGCTCAACCTTGCGGCGGATTGTCGCCTCGCTATCCCACTGTCGTTTCTTCGTCTTCATCGCAATTCCCTTTTCAGTTGCGATGCACTACAATCAGCAGTGCATCGCAGTCAACCTGTTGTGCAACCCGCGTGAGTCCCCAAACCAAGCGCGGGTTTTTATTCCCCCCTCACATCGAACAGCGTCTCGGTCTTGCTCATGCGCTCGGCGTCTTCGATGTAGCGGCACGCCCATTTGAAATACGAATCTTTCAGCTCGATGCCGACGCCGTAGCGGTTCATCTCAACAGCCTTGTAAGGCACGGAGCCGATGCCGGCGAAGGGATCGAGCACCACGTCGCCGACGTTCGTCCACAGCCGAATGGCGCGCTCGATCAGGTCGAGCTGCAACGGGCAGATGTGCTTCTCGTCGCGCGCGTCCTTCGCGAGCTGGTAGTTCAACGTGTCCATGCGATCCACGTCCAGCCATATCCACGGCTTGTCCTTCGTGATCTTCGGTCCGGCGTAGCGCCCGCCCATGTAAGGCACGCGGTCGCCGTCGGCGTTGATGTCGTGGCCGCTTTCGAGTGCGGCGATGCGTGCTTCGTGGTCGTAGCGCGCGCCTTCCAGCACCGTGCCGTCAGACTGCCAGATTGCATTGGCCTCAAGCTGCCAGCGGCGCAACGTGTATTCGTTCTCATCATGCGTCACGCGCTCAGCCGAGAACGAGCGGTCGTCAGGCAGCCCTTCCCACTTGCGATACAGCATCAGGTATTCAGGGATGCCAGGGCCGCACATACTCGCGTCTTTTTTGATGTCCATGTAGCGCAGGCCTTGCCGCTTCGTCTGTTGCAGCTCGCGCACCGGATCCGTCGCGATGGTGATGCGCGCATGGAAGTTCCAGCCGTGCTTCAGCATCGCTGCTGTGGTCATGTCGCTGAACGGATTCAGGCCACCTGAGCCTGAGCGATTCTTGTAGCGCAGGCGATCTTTAACGTGGATCGCGCAGATGCGCCCGGGCACGGTCACGCGCAACCATTCTGGGATGGCCCAGTCGAGGTGCTCAAAAAATCCACCATCGCCCAGGTTGTTGCCGAGATCGTGATCGCTCGATGAATACGTGTATTGATCGCTGAATGGGATCGACGTGAGGATCATCCCCACGCTGTTATCAGGAATGCCGCGAATGACTTCCACGGTGTCGCCGTGATACATCGCGCCGTGGTCTGTGAAGTGATGGCCGAGCAACTTGATCTTGTCCATGTTTTTACCTGCAGTCTTTTCTCGTTGTGTTACGCCGGCTTCAACCACACCGGCAGCTTCATCGCCTTTGTCGGCGTGTAGTCGTAGTCATCGAAATGCGTCGCCTGGGCCAGCAGGCCTGTGGCGCGCATCGCTTTGTTCATCTGCGCCTGCATCGTCTGGTATTGCATCTCCTTGCGCTGCAAGGCCTGCACGACGTTGCCCTCGGTCGCCGCGCTTACCATCGCCAGCTCAACCTCGTGCGTCTGGCCATAGCGATAAAAGCGGCGGATGAGTTGGAAGGTGCGCTCGAATGAGAACGTCATGGATGCGATCACCGTGCGGTGGCAGTGTTGCCAGTTCATGCCGAAACCGGCGATGGCAGGCTTCGTGATCAGCACGCGGATGTTGCCGAGCGAGAAGTCGCGCAGCTTCATGCGCTTCGACTCGAACGTCTCATCGCCGCGCACCTCGACTGCATCGGGCAACAACTCGCGCATCTTGTCGCCTTCGTCGTTGCGCTCGACCCACACGACGCACGGCGTCGATGTGTCGCGCTGCACCCATGCGGCTGCTGCCTCCATGCGCTCGCTCAGCGTGACCTTCTTGTTCGCGTGCAGTTCAGTCGCGCTCAGGGCTTGCAGCGGCAGGAGCGCCGCCTGGCCCCATCGGTTCGGCTTGTCCCATGCGTGCTCAGGCGCAATTGCCACTTCGAGATGCTCAACGCGCAGCGGCGGCAGGATGAAGCCGGCGTCATCAAAGCCGAGGTCAGAAGGCTTCGACATGCACACCGCCCACGATGCGACCCACTTCCAGAAGTCTTCTTCGGCGTGGCCCTTCAGCCTGAGTGTGTCAGCCTGATTGCTATCGCGGATGAACCAGCGCGTGATCATCTCGTGCCACGGCATGATGCCGAGCGCTTGCGAGTGGTTGCCGAGTTCATCGTGATCGTTCGGCGCCGGCGTTGCCGTCAGCGCGAGGCGATACGGCGTGTGCTTCCACATGCGGTTGATCATGTTGCGCGTGGCCGATGACGACTCTTTGATGATGCTCGACTCATCCCACACCGTCGCGGTGAATTCCGCCGGCGTGAAGCGCTCCATCAGCTCATAGTTGCTGATAACCACGGCCGTTTTCGCCGCGTTCGCCTCATCCTGGTTGCGCACATACGTGAGGTCGTAGCCCCACTTCGGTGCTTCGGTGTCTACGAACTGGTCAGCGACTGCGAGCGGCGCGAACATGATCACGCGCTTGTCGGCGCGCCGCGCGACCTGATGCGCCCATTCGAGCGCGTTCAGCGCCTTGCCGCCGCCGGTGATGATGAACTCAGCGGCGCGGCCACGTTGAAGCGCCCACTGCGTGATGGCTTTCTGGTCGGCGCGCATCTTCGGATTCAGTTCGCGCTCATCAACCTCAAAGCCACTGAGCGTGTCGTGTTTGGTTTTTGCGCGCACCCATGCGCGATAGTCGTTGAGGGTCTTCATGCGTTCAACTCCTGAAGCAACTCGCTGCGCTTCTCCGCATCGATCTGCGACCACACGCGCCGCACGAGGTCGCACAGGGCGCGCTGCTGACGCTCATGCGCCAGTTCAGCCGGCGGTCGCGGGGCCGGCTCGCCCAGTCGCGCCGTGACCACGCGCCGCACTTCGTAGGTGGTCGGCTCGGTCGCGCCGCGTGTGGCGGCCATCCGGCGCGCTTCGTGCAGCGCCGGCGCTTGCTCATTCGTCGGCAACTTCGACAACTCGCGGGCGTGCTGGATGCGCTTCGGCGGGTCAATCACGCGGCTCTCGCCGTCGATGATGACCGGCGTCGATTCAATGGCGATCACCACGCCGGCGGCTTCAATCCATTCGTAGGCCGTGCTGCGTGGGATCACCCATCGCTGCTCGACGTATTCGTCGAAGGTGTCGCACACCTCGCGATACAGCCGGCCCTTGTGAATGCGAGCGAGTGCAGCGCCGATGCGTTTCCATGCCGAGCGAATGTCGCCCAGTGCGCGCTCGATCTGGCCTTCGCAGTCGTCGAGTGTTGCGCGCTCGATGCGGTTGAGCGGAGCGTAGATCGTTGTCATGGCTCAGAATGGAATGTCATCCGTTGCCAGCTCATCAGCCGCGAGCATGGCATCCAGCTCGCTCATGATCTGCACGTCGGGCATCGTCACCGCCGGCAATGCGTCCGCCGGCGCGCTGCGCACTTCGTCGCAGATGTTCGCGGCGGCCAGGTGCCAGCATGACTTGCCGTTCTTGCAACTGCATTGCTGCGTCGCGAGGTCGATGCGATACACGGTGCCGGCCTGCGTGCGGCTCTCGACGAGCCACGCGCCCTGCCCTGCATAGCGCGGCATGTTGCCCTTCACGATCTCCATCGCGGCCTTGTCGAGTGAGCGCATCGTCGCCTCGTGCGCGCGGCGCTCTTCGTCAGTGGATGCATCAGCGGCAAGCGACTGGTGAAGCGCCGCGCGGCTGATGCACATTTCAACTTCGGGTGAGACTTGAATGGTCATGGTGAGTGAGAGAAATAGCCGGCGTGCTCATCACACGCCGGCTCTCGCATTACGCCGGCTGTGCCTCCTCAGTCGGCGCTTTTTCGTCGTGGGCGATGGCTGAGTTAATCGCGGCGGTCATGCGCTTGAAGCGCACGCTCACCTTGTCATCGTGTTCGATCTGGGGCAACTCGCGCACGGCCAGTTGGTGATTGACGCCGCCGATGACCGCATCCACGTCGGCGATGAACTTTTGCTTTTGCTCATCGCTCATTGATGCCGCGCCTCTTGACAGCT